AGGCTAAACACAACAGAGAATGTCTTGGAGATACCAGGAATATCTATACACCATTCCTCAGGAGAGAGGAAAGGAGACGACTGATGGGAGAGTTCAAAAAGATAAGAATATTTGTCTATTTAGACACAGGAGAAATGCTCGGTTGTGAGTTTGGTAACAACAAAGAGAACGTGATGTATTGTCGCAAGTGTCCAATCAGGAAGTATTGTCAGCTAAGACTAAAACATATCTTTAGCGGAGGTGAGTTCTATGAAGAGCTGGCACAAATGTAAGTTCTCATATCAGAACGAAACAGAAGTTATGTGTCGCAACATAGAGATTATCAAAACAACACTAAGGTTTGGATGCAGACATCCAAAAAGACCGCATAAATGCGTTTGCTTTCAAAGGAGGAAGGGAAAATGTTCAAAATTGGTGAGGAAGTTTATCGCAGATGCGATGCGTGCAATTGCAGGTTAGTATTCGTCAAATACGAAAATGACCTGTTATTGGTTTAAATGTCCTGTTTGCAAAAAAGTGTTTTATTTCGTTTGAAATCTTTTTTGGCTAGGTAAAATATCATCTAGCCACTTTCAAAGTCTACATATTAAAAATACTTTTAAATTTAATTATTATGGTAAATCCATTAGAAGAACAAGTGGGAGGAAATCATTATAAAAACTTTAAAATACAACCGATAGAGTTTTGCCAACTTAACAATCTCAACCAGTGCGAATCATCTATTATAAAATATGCTTGCCGGTGGGATAAAAAAGGAACTCCAGAAGAAGATTTAAAAAAAATTATTCATTATACTCAAATATTATTAGAACTATATGGAAAACGAAAAAAAGCCAAAAGATAAAAAAAATACTATTGATTTTATCACTCAAAAAAAAGATAAAATGATAAAATCACAGTATCGTGTAAAATTTGATGCTTTATTTAAGGAGGTGGAAAACAATTTAATGAACACAAATGTTTCGTACGGACAAAAGCTGTATGAAAAGACTGGTTGGGGTTCAATGGTTTTCTATAATAAACAAGCTGATGGAAGTTATGATTATAATGTTTATCCTCAAAAATTAACTGGTCAGGACCAAAATAATTCTGGTGTCCCAGTTTCACAGGAACCAATCGCTTTTTCTAAGATTTTAATTGCTACTTCTGTTTTAGCTGGAAAACTTCCAGATGCTACTGTGATTGCTGATGATAAGGTTTACGGAAAGGCTATGTATGAATTATGGAAGAGAAACTGGAGTATGGCTGGTGGTAATGGAGCAAATACATTAATGTTAACTTATCAGAATTTATTTACATATGGCTGGGCTGCCTGGAGAGTATATCCTAGAAGAGTTCAAGTTAAAAGAAATAAAGTTGATAAAATATTATTTGATGATATTTACCGCGAACCGTTAGATGTTTCTAGGACTTGGTTAGGAGCAGGATTTAATAATGGAGATGTTTGGTCACAGTCTGAAGTTTATTATGAAAAGGATATGCAAAAGGATGAGTTTTTCAGAATGTATCCTGATGCGAAAAAGAATAAGAAAAAATTAGCATATTGTTCGGTTTCAAAAGAAGCTACTGATGAGGATTCACAAAAGGCTGAAGACAGTGTAACGATTGGCTATTATGAAAATGTTTTAGCTAATAGGTACATAGTCGTTTGTGGAAAAATGGTTATATACGATGGTGAACTACCGAACGATGGTTCACACGGTTCAGTTGTAGTAGCACGTTGTTTCCAAAAAAATATGAATGACCCACACGGCGTTGGTCTTTATGAAATGATGCGTGGTAATACTGCCATCTATACATATATAAATTCATTAAATGCTCAACAAGTAGAAGCGGAAATATTTCCGTTACTTTTTGGTGCTCAAGTTCAGAATGGTTCAAACACATATAAGAGAGGGCCAAATATTATTAATCCTAAACATCCAGGGACTGATATTGATGTTGTAAAAACATCTGGGAATATTGAAGCCGGGATAGCTTTCGCAGGTTTACAAAAGCAAAATATCGAAGAAAATACTGGTATTAATAATATAGTTGCTGGAGCCGGTTCAGAAACTACTCTTGGTTCTACTGTTATTATGAAAGAGGCTGCATATAACAGATTAACACCTCCAAAAAATTCTATGATTATGGGTCTTGAAACAGATGCTCATATTGCTAATACTTGGATGAGACAAATATACCCAGTTGATAAAATATTTATGATTGATACTGATGACCAACTCGCAGAGTTTGCTAGACAGAATCCTGATTATTTTATAGAGTCTCAAGATGTTTTAGATGATTATGGGATGCCATTAAGGAAGGTAGCAGTTGCTTCTAAGAATTTAAGACTTAATTTTGATTTTACTGCTGAAGGTGAAATTATGGAGAATGTACCAACTCGTCAGATTTCAGCTAAAGGTTTATTTGATGAAATGAAAAATTCAGGACATATGTCAGACTACATAGACTTTATAATTGACCCAGATTCAATGTTGCTCCCGTCACTAGAGATAAAAAAGCAAACATATATGGCTTTATTCCCAATAATTACTAATCAGATTACTTTGATTTATTCAATGAGGAATAAAGACCCTGAAGGTGCAGCTTCACAGCTAATGGCCTTGGAAAAATTACTTGATATTCAAAATGGAGATATTTTTGATTATATTTCTAAGATTGATTATGATGCTATCATAGCTAAACAACCATCAGATGTTCAAAGGAGAATGGAACAGGAGCAAATGAAAATAGATGCACAGGCGATTGCTATGGAAAATAGAGCTGGAGGAGGCGGAGGTGGAGGAGCTATCCCAGAACCTATGGGTAAACAAATGGCCGGCGATGGAACGGACCCAATGGAAGCTCAAAATCCAAATGAAGTTCCTAGACCTCAAACAGAATTAGGCTCGGCGGTAGATGCTTCAGTAGGGCGTGCTGCTAATGTTAATATTTAATAAAATATATGGAAAATGAACAAAGTTTAAAACAGAAAAAAATTGCCTTAGCTCAAAGTGAGCACGCTTCTGTTGTAGTTGAACTAATGAAAGACTGTATGTCTAAGTCTCCTATTATTGCTAAGACAGAATGGGAAACGATTGTTAATGCAATTACATTAGAAGTTCAAGGAACTCTTATACGGACAATGGTTGATTATCTTGAGGAAATTAGACTTGGTAAATTACATCAACTTAAAGAATGAAAAAGATTAAACTAACACAAGGTAAATTTGCTTTAGTAATCTAGGATAAAAAATAAAATCTATGATTCCAAAAGAAATTAAACGAAAAAAATATACTGTTCAGATTGGATATTCGAAGAAGGCTAAGGAAAAAAAGTTGCTTAAATTTATCTCTAAATCAGGTGATGAGTTTGAGATTAGTGCCGAGGAATTATCTTCGATGCTTATTGGAGGTGTAAATTCTGATACTTTAGAAGCTACTTTTGTTAGTATAGATAAAATAAATGTTGTTGAGGTTGGCAGACAGTTGGAGTGCGTATTAGATAAGGATATGAAAAAGGGAGATAAGATAAATATAAATTATAAACATCCATATCCCGTTGAATTTGCTGTGATTGAGCAGGCCTACGGAATAGCTAAGATTAATATGGATGTACCAGTATTTACTTTGACTAAAGAATATATAAATAAAGCTAGGACTATGGTGAAACCGGAACAGAAGAATTTTTTGCAAAAGTTTTATTCTAGTTTTAAAAATCTTAATTTAAAGAAATAATTAATTAATCCATCGTCACCGTCCAACGATATAGGGCGGATAATTATATGGAAAATCCAAAAAAAACTCCAGAGGAGTTAAAAAAAGACGTTGATGCAGAAGCTAAGAAATTAGTTGAAGCTGAAAAAAAAGCAGAAGCTAAGAAAAAAGCTGATGCTGAAAAAGCTAAAAAAACAATAGTATTGAAAAATACTCTTGGTGAAGAAGTACCTACGGCTGATTATTTCTATAAAGATATAATTCCAGCTGGATTTCAGGGAACTTGTGGTAATCCAGTCGATAGGGAAGATTTATTATCTGTGTTTAATAAAGTTTTTAAACCGAAGGATAATATTTTGTTCTATAAACAGGCAGATAAAGAAGTGTATTTAATCATCATTCCACTAAAATATTCTATTGATGTTGGTGAATCTAATGATTCCTTAAGTGGTGATTTTCAAAAACACGCTATTTCTTTTCTAAATGAAGGTTCGGTGAACCTTGACACATTAAGACAAAAATTGGATAGAGTAACTAAATTTGTCAAATATAGCGATAGATAGTTTGCTACTAATCTCTAAAAGTTGTATAATTAAATTAACCATCGTCCCCGTTCACGATACGAGCGGATAAATATATGGATACTTTAAAAGATAAAAATACAGAGGCAGAAACTGTTGATAAAACAGTTACTGTTGATGAGACGGAGACTAATGATGAATCAGAGCTTGATAAAGTTCTCGAGGATTCAATAGCATCTGTCAAAGCTGGAAATGAACTTACACCTCCGGCGAAGGTCGAAGGTGAAGTCAAGGTTGAGGAACCTAAAGAGGAAACTCCAGAAGTTCCTAAACCGGAGGAAACCAGCACCCCTCCAGTTGACGAAGAAAAACCAGCGGAATATGAATTTCGTGTTCCGAATAAAGGTAAATTTGAATCTGATGAGTCATTTGAAAAGCGAATTGAGCTTTTGGACTTAGTTAAGAGGAGAAAACTTGCCAAAACCGATGAACAACGTCAACAATTATCAGATGAAATTAAGACGGCAAAGGGCCAAATAAAAACTCTTAATGGAACTGATAGATTTATTAACCCACTCAATCAAAAAGATGGGGAAATAATCGAAAAACCGACAGAGAACGAAGATGAAACTTTGAAAGCTGACAAAGAACGTCTTAAAGAGCTAGGTGGAGCGACCAAAGAGGACATAGAAGCTATCGTCCAAAGGGAACGCTTAGCTGGTGAAGTTAAGAGCACCTTAGACAATTTCATAGGTAGACATCCGGAACTTAAAGATGAAGACACTCGTGAAGTATTTTTTGACTTCGTTGACTCTAACTATGCTTGGCAAAACAAGGGTAGTAAAGATTTGATGACAGTTTTAGAACTCGCTCGTGAAAATATGTTTAAGCCATCGGAAACAATACAAGAAAGAGTATTAAAAGGTGCAAATGTTCAGGAAAAAGTTAATGCAATGCAGTTTCCTGGAGGAACAATTGCAAAAACTGACCATTCTCCAGAAATGCAGAAATCTATAGATGAGATGACTGCAACTGGGATGTCAGAAGAAAAAGCCATTGAATTACTGTCGGATTAAGTTAATCCAATAAAAATTAAAAATTATGGCAACCGTAAAACAGGCAACCATAAAAAACACACGTCAATTACTTGAAACAAATAAAGAAGCTGCAACTGTTATGACTTTAGGAAACATATTGGCTATGACAGCTGGATATGCTGTTGATGCTGATAATGGAACTGTAGTAGGTGATTTGTTAGGTGTTTGTAATCAAACAATCGCCGCAGCTGATGCTTTGACTCGTGTTCAATATATAGTGCCTTCAGACGAAGATACATTTATTTTCTCTGTAACGAATAATTCTGATGCTACTCACAATGGTCAAGCGATGGTTCTCACCAACGCAACTACTGTGAACAATACCGGCACAACCAGTGGGACTGGTATCGTACAGCAAGTCGAGCCGTACGGAGAAGCTAGCGATAAACTTATTATCGGTAAATTTATAACTTTATAACTCATTAAAAATAAAAATATATGATAGGTACAATTAATGATTATGCAGTTATAGTAAACAATGTATTAAAACACATTGCTCCCAAGGTTTCCCCAACTGTTCGCAGTGAATATTTGGACTTTATGTATAAAGTTGACAACAGTGAAAGAACTTACACTGATGTTGGTGTTACTGGCCTTGGTATGGCTCAAATAATCGCAGATGGAGGTATCGGAGCTTCTGATGCCCCAATTCAAGGATATTCAAAAAATTATGTTCAAATGCACTTTACTAAAAAAGTACGTTTAACATTCCAGACAAATTTCTTTTTATTCGAATCAGCAGCCTCAAAAATTAAAGGCTCTGTCAAGTCAAAAATTATCGAAGGAAAGAACGCAATTGAACACGCTAAGAATTACTTAGCTCAATCACTTTTATCACAAGGTTTTACAACATCTTTCACTTGGACTCCAATCAATGCGGTAGGAACTTCTACTGTAATTGCGACAATCGGTGCTGATGCTGTTGAATATTGGTCACAAGCTCATCCTCGTGAAGACGGTGGAACGGCTTGGTCAAATGTTATTGTTGACGGAGCTACAAACTCACCTCAATTTACTTACTCATCTCTATTAGCTGCTCGTAGATTGCAAGCAGAGAAGAAAGATGGAAGAGGTAATCCATTAATTTCTGAATTAGATACTTTAGTATGTAGAAGAGGTTCAACTACTGCTCAATTTGCCAAAACTATTAAAGGTACAATTGACAAAGGTTTAGCTCCACAACAAACTAACCTATTTAATAACGCTCCAGCTACTGATACTTTCAAGATAGTTGAACTATCTCCTTATCAGAATTTAGCTATGGACGGATTAATGTGGGGAATGTTTGATTCCAGTATGATGAATGAGGATTTTGGTTTTAAATATATTGAAGCTTTGCCAACTCGTGCAGAACCAGCAGTCGTTGATTTGTTAGGTAATCAGGACTTGGTATTAAACTTCAACTCCCTAGCTGTTATGGGTGCTTCTGACCTTCGTGGTTGGATGTGGTCAGACGGGGACGGTGCCACTGTTTAACTACTATGTCTCTCGAGCTCCCGAGCAATCGGGGGTTCGGATAGATATTGTAATTAATTAACAATAAAAAAAAATATGTTACAAGATGCTCACTCAAAAAAAATATCAGCTACTGTAGCGGCAGCAGTTGGGACAACAATAGTTGTGGCAGCTCAAGATGATG